CTCTAATATTATATCCTCTATTACTTAGACTTTTAATAATCGATTCCAACAAATCAATTTTCTCTTGTTGTAAACCTATTTTTAATGATAACTCTATAATATGTTTATCAGCTTCGATATACATTGGTATATCAGATTTTAAAATTAATCCTTTGGCAGGAAGCTCCCAACCCTTAGCTTGTGTTTCTTCGTTTGGCCCTTGGGTATAAAATTCATATTTTTCTAATTTGAGAACTTTCATTTCAGATTCATATTTACGAAGTAATAATTTTTCGTTTGAAAATATCTGAAAATATTTGTGATGGAGTTTGGGAATCTTAAGAGCTTCATCTCCAAGCTCAGTCCTATCAACATTCGAATCTTTATTCCACTCTTCAAAAATATCTTCGATTTTCATATCACCCTCAACATAGTCAATAATATAATATACTATATTATTCTAATAATGTCAAACGATTTTATCGATATTATAATAAGTATACTTAAATAAAACAGTGGCTTCCATATAATTTACATCTCCTGGAGTAGTATTAAAAACTAATCCTGAAAGAGAAATTGGAAAACAGTCTACATATGTTACTTCATAATTAGCGAGCTTAGAGCCTGATAAAACAACAACAGATATATCAGAAATAATACCATCGCCAGTATACGAAGGTATTTTTGCTAACTCTGCATATTGATCAAAATTCTGTGGTTTACCAAGGGACTTTAACCAGTTATGTATTTCAAGATAATTTTGTAAATTTTCATCTACTTTAAAAGTAACTTCTAATGGTTCATAATTAATGTGATCACCAGAATAAGGTATAGTTACAAAAGGATTTGATATATTTTTTTCAGGAATGCGTATTGACGGGATATTAACTTTCTGAGTAAAAAAATTAACGTGTGGTGATTTTTTAATATGGAATTTAAAATTTAATGGACTGAGAAAGTTTTTATTCTCTGGTGTATTATCAATAGCAGTCATTAACATCAACTCCTTTCAACTATTTATATAAAAAAAAGGGGAGCCGAAGCTCCCCAAGTTTGCGGCTTGAAACCGTCTTGTATTGCCTTCCCTTTGAATCAGGAAGGTTTCAATCTTACATAAGATTGTTGACGATCACACGACGATAATAATTGTTGGTGCTAATTGTATTAGAACGACCAGCGCCTGCGTTAGTACCTTCAGCGAATGGGTTGGCTACAATACCATAACGGGTTTTGAAACCAATCTTAGGCTGGAAGGTAGCCTGATCAACTGCACGAACCATCTGGAGTGGAACGTATGGGCAATAGAAGAGACCAGCATCGAATGCTGACGAACCTTTGTAACCTACTGTGAGGTAGTTACCACCGAGAGCGTATGGATCGATATAGACCTTGAGGCGACCATTGAGAACACCAGCAAAAGTGTTACCAGTATCATCAACTTCTAAACGATTTGAGTTAAGAGCAGGAGCGTAGTCAAGAACACCAGCCATCTGTAATGCAGAAGCAACGTCTGAAGAACAGATAACGATATTACCCTTACCGCGACGAGTAGTCTTGGCAATTTGATTAGCTTCGCGCTCAAGCTGGAACATAAGTCCCTTGAACTTTTCAACTGACCAACGACCGTTTGAGTCGGTATCAAGATCGAATACACCAGCAGTAGTTGTATTGTCCTGAGCGCCAGCCTTAGCAGTAATGTTGATGGTACGAACAACTTCACGGTTGATTTCAGCAAGAATTTCAGCAGACAAGATGTTTGCCAATTCTGTTTCAGCATCGAGACCATGAATTGCCTTAAGATCCTGGGCTAATTCCATTGTATACTCAGCCTTGAGAGCGCGAGTATTAGCAGTTACAGTTACCTTCTCAATCGAGAAAGCCATCTGTGGGAAAGTATTACCAGAATCATTGCCAAGAGCTTCGCCTTGTGCAACAGTCATACCAGCACCAGTGTTATAGGTGTTAGTAGCTGTTAATGGAGTTGTATTGGTTGCACCTGGGATAGTTCCCTTGAAACCAAGACCGAAGTTATTAGCATCAACACCAGTAAGACCACCAGCGCCAGTGAAGGAGGTGTTAACTTCGTTGTAGAATGTTTCGTCGCCAGCCTGATTGGCATAACGCGAACGCATTGCGAAGATAAGACCAGTTGGGCCAGTCATTGGCTGAACGCCGCAGATGTCATAAGCCATAAGGTTAGGCATCGCACGACGAACCAGTGAAATTAATACTGGATCGAAAGTATCAATACCACCAGCACCAGCAGTTGAGCTCGAAGAACCAAAAAAGTTGGCTGGTGTGGAAGAGCTAGTTTCCATAATGGACTGATACTGTCCATGGGCAGCAGATTCGTTGAGAGCACGCTCGGTGTTCTCAAGCATGATTGCGGTTACTGAACGACGGTGCTGATCCTTAATAGTACCAAGAGCGGCATGGTCAAGGATTGGAGCCCATTTATTTTGAATTTCCTCAGCTAGATACATTTATTTTTCCTTTCGGGTTATTAAAATTATTTCAATTTATTTATATAAATTACTTCTTGATTGATCTAGAGATAGCCTGAACATAACGATTAACGCCTGGATCAACGTTTACATTAGTTGTTGAGACATCGCCCTCAAATGTTTCCTCTTCAATGTTTGAAGAATATGAAGTATTTTCAGACTTGAAGTAGTTTTCTTTGATGATCATCAACTTCTTTTTATAAGTGTCAAAATCACCATTGAACTCAATACCTTCAACTAAATTAGAAAACTTCTCTTGTTGAGTTAGTGCAAGATCTACAGAAATTTCTTCGAAAATTCCTTTCAAATTAACTTCTGAGACGAAATTTTTCAATTCAGTATTTTCAGTAATTGTTTCATCAAGTTTTTCTTCAAGAGCGCTAACCTTTTCGGCAAGGGCTTCAAGAACATCAACCTTTTCCTGAGGTACATTAATGTAATGCTCAGCAAACAGGTTCTTCAATCCTTCCATAAACTCTTCTGCGAGTTCGTTACGTAGGGTTGATTCGATAGCTACTTCATTTTCCTTAATCCAATTCTCAATTACATAATCAAGATATGTATCGAGCTTGGTTGTTACTTGTTCTTGGAAAATAACGAGTTCTTCGTTGAGCTTATTCTCATAAGCTTCTTCTAATGCAGCCTGCTCAGCAATCAAGCGAGCGTTAATAGCGGCTTCAAATAATGTTGAAGCTGTATCCTTAAATTCTTCAGAAAGGTCTTGGCCATCAAACATAGCATCAAGATCTTCTTTTACGTTAAGCTTTGGCATTGCCATTTTTGTTTTTGGACCCTTTGATGCAACAGCATGAGATGGGTTCATATCAATTGAATTTTGATTTGATCCAGAATTATTACCAACGCCCCAATCTTTATTTGGACCATAAAGTGACTGGACCTTATTGAAAAAGTCAACCATGTCTGATTTGCCCATAGCATTCATCATGTGCATCATGCCAGTCATCATACCAATTTTTGATTTGGTAAGAGCTTTTGCGTCAGAGATAGAACGAGCTCCTGGCTTAAGAGAAGATGCAGCAGATGTTTCTTCATCAAGATCAGCTTCTTCTTCCATCTTACGATGTTTAGAACCTTCCTCTTCTTCCTCTTCTTCTTCCTCTTCGCCTTCCTCTTCTTCTTCGCGCTTCTTAGAGCGAGCTTTCTTCTTAGCTTCCTCTAAGGAAGTTCTAAGAATTTCTTGAAGATCAGAATTAGTTTCTCTATTAGCCATTAGAAAAGTCTCCTTTAATAGAATTTAATTTTATTTATATTAATTTATTATTTGATGCTAAAGTAGCCATATAATCTTCGAAAATAGCTAATCTTTGTTCTTCAAGTTCGCTCATTCTCATTTTCTTTATGGACTTTTTAATATTATGAATTTTTTCTTCCAACCAAGTATCCTTAACTGGATCGTATATCCACTCAACTCCTTCCATAATACCCTCAACAAAAGCTTGTGGCGCAGAAGGATCAGCAACAATATCGGCGGCTGTCGCCAAACGATAATCAGGCTGCACTTCCATAGCACCATCTTTACCAGTTTTTAAAGAACCCATACCACGAGAAGAAACACCAATTTTACCACCAGACTTTAAAAGACCTTTGGCGATATTACCCATTGGGGTGTCAGTAAGTTTTGCCTTACCAATATAATTATGCCCATCTTTTTTTAATTCAGTAATAATATGAGAAACTCTATCAAGATTAATTTGTGGGCCAGAAGGATGACCAAGTTCGCCAAATGCTCTGCTTGGTTTTACAACTTCATTAACATAACGGTTTACTTCTTTATCCAAAATATGAATTGGATAAATTCTACCATTACGATTCTTCATATTTCCTTGAAGAAAAATACCATGAATGTAATGATCTTTTTCGCCGCTTTCTTTTGCTTCGGAAAGATACTCAACATTTTCTGTTAATTCTGTAATGAGTTTCATTTTTTTCTCTTAATTTTTGTAAGCAACAGGAACAGCTACTAATGTAGCGACTGTATTATTTGATGTTAAAATATCTGTTGCACCTTTTTCTACAATCAATGTTTCGCCACCAATAATAGACATTGTCCATTTAGTAGTAGTATTTGTAGAATCTTTACATGTAATTAAAGCTAAAGTTGTAACTGCAGAAGCATGTGATATCTTTACTAATGCGCTGTTACTGTAAGAACTAAAAGTTGTTGTATTACAAACAGATTCTGTTCCAATTGGCTTAATTATAGTGCTCATACGTTTTGTCCTGTGTTAACATCTACTGACATATTTGGGAAAGTCATTGGTGTATCCATCTGTTCATCTTTTTCATCTTCATGATCGCCATAAATCATATAATCATGAACATCAGAAACATACGATTTTGCCTGAGCAATTTTAGCCTGACACCATGGTTCAACATGCATTCCTTGTGGCATTTGCATTACTAAATGCATTGCTTTATTGG